AAGAGCAGAGCCTATAAGTGCACTCTATGAGCAGAAGCGAGTCCACCACGTTGGATATTTCTCTGAACTTGAGTCACAGATGTGTTCTTATACAGGAGAATCAAGACCTTCCCCTGATAGGCTTGATGCTTTAGTATGGGGTTTAACTGAGTTAAGCAGATCAAGGGGAGACGTGAACTGGAGAATAAGCTGATGGCATCAATACTAGATAATTTAAAAAATACATTTACAAAACTTCCTGAAAGAAAAGATACAGGAATGGTAGGGTATTTTGGGGTAGGTACTTCTCAAAGAAAAAAATACTCTTACCAAGAATTAGCCGAAGAAGGCTATATGAAAAACAGCATCGTATATAGATGCGTTAACGAAATAGCCAAAGGTGCTAGTTCTGTTCCTTACATGCTTAAGGCTGGAGATGTAGTGTTAGAAAGTCACCCATTGCTAACTCTTATTGATAGACCTAATCCTTTACAATCGCATAGTGAGTTTTTTAACAGCATCTTTGGTTTTCTTTTATTAAGTGGAAATGCTTATATTTTAAAAGTAGGTGCGGAGGTAGGCGCTCCAAAGGAGTTGCATTTATTGAGACCAGATCGTATAGAAATAAAAGGCAACAACAAACTTATACCTGATAGGTACGATTATAAACTAGGCGGACAAGTATCAGCATCTTACCCTGTGGATGAAACTACAGGTGGTAGTGATTTAAAACACGTTAAATTATGGAGCCCTTTAGATGATTATTATGGATTATCACCGATGTCAGCTGCAGCTATAGAGGTAGATCAACATAACATGGCGGGTAAACATAATATAAATCTGCTTGGAAATGGCGCAAGACCAAGTGGTGCAGTAGTATTTAAGCCACAAGACGACTCAGGCATATCAGTAAATCTATCGGAAAGCCAACGTCAACAACTTCTTACAGATCTTAATAATAGATTTAGTGGCACATCTAATGCAGGTAGACCTTTGTTGCTTGAAGGAGATTTTGATTGGAAAGAAATGGGACTGTCTCCAAAGGATATGGATTTTTTAAATTTAAAACACATGGCCGCCACAGATATAGCGTTATGCTTTGGAGTGCCTAGCCAACTGGTAGGCGTTCCTGATGCACAGACATACGCAAACGTGGCGGAAGCAAGGCTTGCACTATATGAGGAAACAATTATTCCACATCTTAGAAAATTAGAATCAGATATGAACGAATGGCTTACACCAATGTTCGGCGAAGGTCTAATGTTCTGTTTTGACATAGATAAGATACCTGCACTAGCAGAACGAACTAGAAGAATATATGAGAATGTTACCATCGCAGTTAGAGAAGGAATAATGACAAGAAACGAAGCTAGAGAACAACTAGGATTATCGCCTATGAAAGGGGCAGATGACCTTTACATATCAGCTACATTATTTCCACTAGGTGCAGAAGAGACGCCGAAACCTGACATGCCAACAAAATCAGAGGAACTGGACGCATACTTCACATCAGATTTAGATGACGACAATTTAGAAGATGACAAAGCCATAGCGGATATAGATCTCAGCCCGACCGATGGTATGGTTTCAGAAGCAATTAAAGGTCTTGAATGGAGAAAAGAGTTTGGCAGAGGTGGAACTGCTGTAGGGGTTGCAAGAGCAACATCTATAAAAAATAGAGAGAGGTTATCTGTGTCAACTGTAAAAAGAATGCATAGCTTTTTTTCAAGACACGAAGTAGATAAACAAGCAGAAGGTTTTAACTCTGGAGAAGAAGGTTATCCATCAGCAGGGAGAATTGCATGGGCTTTATGGGGAGGTGATGCAGGTCAAAGTTGGGCAAGAAAAAAACGTAACCAGATAGAACGAGAAGAAGAAAAAATATACAGCTTAGATGAGCATATTGATGTAAATATCTATGAAGAAAAGGAACTTTCTAAAAGAGTAAAAGAAGGCTTGAAAAATAAAGTAGATAAACACAATGAAAAGTATGGTGATAATCCTAAAAAAAGAACTAATCTGCGCACCTTATCAGCAGTATTTCGTAGAGGTGTAGGTGCTTATAATACAAACCCCTCTAGCGTAAGGCCTTCTGTGAGAAGGCAAGGTGGTAGTGACAGGTGGGCTTATGCTCGTGTAAATTCTTACCTAGCCGCACTAAGAACAGGTAGGTTTAGAGGAGGTAAGCACGACACAGATTTATTTCCAGATGGACATCCTCTTAAATCAAAAGGGCCGACAGATTCCCAAGGTAGACCAAAGAAAAAATGACCTTAGCTACCAAACAAATAAGAAGGTTTACAAGAAATAGAATAAGTGTATCTAAGGAAGTAAGGTCACAATTAAGAATTAGAAACAATCTTGAAAGATCTTTTTTTAAAAGATTAACATCTTTATTCGGAAGATTTATAAATACTCGTGCGTTTATCTATAAGGAATTTGGTCAGTACGACCAGAGTATAGCTTCAAGAGATTTATTAGAGGAATTATATCCAGCATTGCAAAGTCATTATCGCAGAGTTTACAAAACAATCTTTGAAACAAATAATGCAAAAAATAGTTTTCAAGAATTAAAAGACGATATTTTGGTCTTTGATAGAAATAAGGATTTAGAACCTTTTTTACAAGAATATTTTAAATCAAGAGAATTGATTTTGTCAGGCATAAGCGCAAGCATAGCAAGAAGAATTGATAAAATTATAAAAGATGGTAGGGCAGAAGGTCTTACTTTAACACAGATAGCTAGAAACATAGATGTTAAGGTAAGACCTATAACAAGAACAAGGGCGGCTACTATTGCAAGAACAGAAACGCATAATGCAGCAAGCCGCGCACACCACAGATACTACAAAGAAGTAGAAAAGGATTATGGTTCTAAGTTGGTAAAAAGATGGGCGTCTACCAATGACGCAAGAACAAGATCTGCACATTCCTTAGCTAATGGACAGATAAGAGATATGAACGAAGATTTTTTAGTAGGTGGCGCTTTGATGTCACATGCAGGTGATCCAAGAGGTGGCGCACGTAATGTTATAAATTGTAGATGTGTAATAATCTATGTGGATGAACAAGATGTTGTGCTTAATTAATCAATCAGATACTATATGTTGACATAATGCCAATACCAAAGCCAAAATCAGGAGAAAGTAGAAGCAAATTTATGAGTCGTTGTATGGGGGACAAAACTATGACCGATGAATACGATAACAACCAAAGGCTAGCAGTCTGTAGTTCAAGCTACAATTCCAAAGGGAACGATGAAAAAAGACAAATACGTAAAGATGTATTTACAACAGAAGAAGAGGCATCAGAAAGAGCAAAAGAGATAGGTTGCTCTGGTACACATACACACGATGAAGATGGTAACACCGTTTATATGCCTTGCAGTTCACATGCAGATTACACAAGACTTACAGGAGATGAGTTAAGTTCAGAAGAATCTGGTTATGGTTACGGCGGACCAATGAAGCCTAAGAAAAAGAAACCTAAGAAAAAAGACAGTGATTGTTCTTGTGTCTCTCAAACTGACAATGTAGAGGATTTTAAATCTTTCATTGATATTAAGACTGAACTAATAGCAACAGAAGAAGATGGTACCTTTGAAGGCTATGGCTCAGTGTTTAATAATACTGATTTAGGTAATGATGTAGTCGTAGACGGAGCATTTTCTAAGACATTGCGCCAAAGAGGTGTTAAAGGTGTAAAACTTTTATACCAACACAAAACAGATATGCCTATTGGTGTATTTACAGATATTAAAGAAGATGACCACGGCTTATATGTAAAAGGTCAGCTAGCACTAAGTACAACAAACGGTAGAGATGCGTATGAACTTATGAAAATGGGCGCACTAGATGGCTTGTCTATAGGATTTAAAGTAAATCCAAAAGAGGTTGAGTATGACAAACGTACAGGCAAAAGAATTATAAAAGAATTAGATCTAATGGAGGTCAGCCTTGTGACCTTTCCTATGAATCCTAGAGCGACAGTCCGTTCGGTAAAGGGCGAGGAGATCTCCATTAGAGAATGGGAAAACGGAATGCGTGATGCCTTCGGACTTTCTCGTTCTGAATCTAAGCTTGCAGCAAAAGCTGTAAAGCAAGCATTTACTCAGCGAGAGGTTGATGATAATGCTGAATTGGTAGAAGCCA